AAGGTGGAGATAACTGCCGCCCCTCAAAATAACGGTATGCAGGGTAGAACGCCGGAAGAGATAGCGGAGCAGTACGGCAGGGCGTACATAGAGGGGGAGGCAATGGAATTTCCAGAAATGCCAGAGTTGCCGGAGAATTGAATCAGGGAGGATTAAAGGAACACAGAAATAAAAGATTGCAACGCTATTATAACGTTTGTATAGGCATTATTCAAATTATAGCCACAAGGCATAAAGACGAGGCGAAAGTGAGGTGTAACAGCGTGAAAAAGAAGCAACAGCCGGAAACATTAGCTTTTGAGATTCTACGGGAGCAAAGAAATAAGCTCCGAATTTCATTAGCCGCAAATGCTATTTTATTTATAGCAATAATTTTAACAATTGTATTTAGATAAGCAGGAAGCGAGGTATTAAATTGATAACAGAAAAAAGAGTAAGCATTGATAGGCAACGTGCCGCAGGCATGGCGATGGAGGCAATCATGCAGATAAATGGCGGCATGGTTATGGAAGAACTGGGAAGCAGGGAAAGCTATGAAGCATCTGTTAAACTGCTTCAAGGCGTAAAAATGGATGTTGAAAATATGCTTGATGAAAAAATCAGGGAAATCAAAAAAATAGCAGAAAGGAAGATGTAAGGATGGGATTTTTGCAGACAGGAATTAACAATAGGCCACTAAAACAGCAGGACAATAGAGGGCTGGAATTTACGGAGTTCGGCATTGTGAAAAAGCCAGAGCCGCCAAAACCGGACGGCAACAGGGCATTGGAGTTTGCGAAGCGTTTGCCACGGGGCAGGGGAGAAGTAGACCAAGAAGCACTAGTACGGAATTTTGGGAGGTAATGACTGTGAACAAGTTTACTGAATTATATTTTAGCCTTAAAGGGTATAAAGATGATGCGGATGGGATTATTGATGGCTTTTTAAACGAAGATTCGCATGATAAGAAGACTTATAGAAATGAGGTTTACCTAAACCTTCATACTAAGAAGGTAGAGACTTTTAAATACAAATTGGACGCTGCCAGGGAAAGGAAGGTTGGAAGACTGAACAGCATTTTAAATGAAGTCCAGGACAATTTAAAATGTTGGCTAACTACCCCGATAAATGACCGAACACTCAACACGGTTTGCGCCTTGCACTCATGCGGCGTGAAACTTAACGACAGCGAAATAGAAGCATTGCGAGATTCGTTAGGAAACTCATATTTTGGGCAAAAATTACTACAAAAGATAGCAAAAGACAGCGGCGTTATGCTGTTGAGCGTGAAAAATGTGGACAGCTACACACGGATGATTTCTAACATAAAAATATCGGCAGAACTCTTCGTGTATAATTATTGTGGGAGCGAGATGCAAGGGCTTGAGCTTCTGGGGAAGGAAGCCAATGTAAACCTTGCCGCCGCATCATGTAATCCAGCGATATTAAAAGACGGTTCTACATTATTGCAGGCGAGCCTCTTATGGGACGGAAGTGGAATCCCCTTCCCGAGAAAGAAAATGCTGACACGGGAAGAGTTGGCTATTATCAGTAAAATGTATGAGGGTTTTAACGGAGCAGATGCGCAAAAAGCTAGAACAGCAGAAATTCTAGCCAGCAATCCAGATATGCGTGAGGTTATTGGGCTGTCACCATATGCAGCGTTTATTGAGGATGAATCAGCTTAAAGTTCTGCTGCCTCATGGTTTGTATAAGCCTCATACTTGAAAATCAGCTTGAAAAGATAAAAGCTATATGATATAGTAAAAGCAGAAAAAGGGAAAACAAACGCCCACAAGGTGGGTTGACCAATGACGAAATAGAAATTCCACCCCGCTACTGGCCAAAGTTTAAGGGTGGTTTTTCTATGTAGCTTTACTTACAAAACGTAAAAATAAATGTAAGCAATGCCAAAAGGAATATGCCGAAAGTCAACAATTCCATAAGAGAAATATTGTTCTTGCGTTTCTTCCTCTTTTTCATAGGCATCACCCCCATTCTGTTAAAATGAGAGGTCAGCCCACCCTGCAACACGATTGTTTCCCTCTGACATTCTACCATATTCTTTCTTTTGTGACAATTCCCCCAGATGCCATTACAGAAAATATTTTCCCGATGATAAACACAGAACAGGCTATAAACCGTTTGTATATGATGATAGAGCCGCTTATTTTCGCAGAATGTTTGGCAGAGTGTAATAACAGAACAGCAATTTTTATCTGGCAGTATTATCAGTGGAAATGAAAGCATAACCATATCTATATTGCAGTGTCAAAAGTGACGTTTTGAAAATAGTGTCAAAAGTGATTGACATACCCCCCTTAGAAATGGTAATATATAAGTGTCAATAGTAGCGTTGGTTAGATATGACATTGACACAACATAGAAAGGGGATTTGATACCATGAAAAAGATATATGGTTATGTGAGAATATCAACAGTGAAGCAGAAATTACAAAGGCAGATTGACAATATTAAAAACCTTTACCCGGACGCAACTATTATTGATGAAGCATACACAGGCACAACCACAGACCGCCCGAAATGGAATAAACTTGTGGAACAGATAAAGAAAGAATCTGCAACGGGTACGGAAATAACGCTTGTATTTGATGAGGTGTCCAGAATGAGCAGGAACGCCAAAGAGGGATTTGAGGATTATAAAATGCTTTATGATATGGGCGTTAATCTGGTATTCATTAAAGAACGTCATATTGATACCGATAATTTCCGACAGGCTTTACAATCCAAAGTATCTATGACAGGTACAGATGTAGATATTATTCTAACAGCAGTAAACGAATACATGATGAAATTAGCAGAACGCCAGATAGAGATTGCATTTGAAACAGCGCAAGCAGAAGTTAATTTTTTGCATAAGCGAACCAAAGAGGGAATAAAGAAAGTGCAGGAGCAAAACGAAAAGCATATTGCAATGGGCGAATACGACAAAGTAAAGCAGATAGGACAGCCAAAGGGCGCAAAGCTGACAACAAAGAAATCTATTGAGAAGAAAGCAGAGATACTAAAGCATAGTCAAGACTTTAACGGAACACTAAACGATATTGATTGTATGAAATTAGTAGGCGTGGCAAGAGGAACATTCTATAAATACAAGCGTGAACTAAGAGAATCACAAGCGGAATAGCAGACAATAACAGCATAATAAAGGCATTATTACAAGGGTACGCATAACAGCGATAGGTAGTATATATTGTCTATTTACCCCTATTTGCCTTTATAAATGATTGTATGTGTATTTCCCTATTGACTATCATATCAAGGCTATATGAGGCTGTTATGGAGCGTACAAGCCTATTCTATGTATTCAATACTATTAGACTTTATTGTGTGGTTCATGCAGAGGCTTTCTATCAACGCTTATATGGATAGCTTTATGCAGATATGGCTTATATATGCGGCATAGATGGACACAGCAGGGCTATTGTATTGTATCGGTTCATTCTTCTTTATTGAGGAATGTTTGATAATGTATCATCATTTATTATTGTTTGTAAATCATTCTGTATCATTCTGTCTTTGTTTATTCTCCTGCATCCAGCCATCCAAACAATTCCAGAACTGGCACACCCCTCCCGGGGTCTATATGCTTTGCGCTCTCTCCCCCTCTAAGCTACCTCCGGATTTTTTAAATAAAAAAGCTTTTCTGACATTACGTTTTTCAGAATTCCTCAAAATTTAAAAAAAGGCACTTAAAAAAAGCATGAAAAAATTTTTGCTTAATTCACAGATTTTTTCCTTTGAAATATCTGCAAAAATTGGCTTGCATAAAGTGAATCCCCCTAAAACCCTTTTTATAAAAAACTGTCGAATTGTCCATAACTTTATGATATAATTTTCGTGTTGTCCTACCGATACCCGACAACGGGAGGAGGTGTTCACAATGGAATACGTCATAACTTTTTTAGTCGCTGTTGCGGCTGGTGTAGCCTGCCACTACATCACCAAATGGTTAGACAGTGACCGCAAGGACAACAAATAACCTACTGGGTGCTTTGCCAGTATAAAAGAAAAGAAGAACCCCCAAACTGTGCGGTAACACGGTGAGGGGGTTCGTTTCTTTCGTCCACATGGAACGTCATAACTTTTTGCCTACTAGCATTATAGCATATGTAAAATCAGTTTTCAATATACAAATTTTTGCCTATGTCCTCGCTCCCATATTCGCCCCATATTGCCCTTATTTTCCATTGAGTGTAGTTTCCTTGCCTACCGTCCTAAAATCGCTTTATAGGGCTTGTAGCGTGTCAGAATGAAGAATATCCAGTACCACACATGGGGATTTTACCCATACCACATAAAGCCCCCGGCAAGGCTCATATTTGTACCATACTCATTTTCTTTGAGGTGCAGATTTTGCTCTGCCATTTTTTTCGTTTTATGGTAGAACAGGGCTGCGTCAATCTGTATCTGTTTCATTCTGCTTTTTCTTATTCTGCTCGTTTATGGTACTTAAACGAGCAATTCTGCGTTGTACTTGTGACCGTGACAAGCCCATCATGTCAGCGATTTTCTGCTGTGACATGCCATTTTGGTAATGCTCCATTATTTTCTTCTGGATGCTGTCAGGGATTGTGCAGCGTTTTCCTTTGCCTTTTGGTAGATTTGGCTTCTTTTGTGCTTTCCAGTATTGCATCAATAGGTCAAATTTGTAAATGCTCTGGCAATTGGCGCAACCATAACGGTAATCACCAAGTCCCGGCTGCGCAACATCCCTTGTCTGCATCATTTCCTGTTCTGCCTTTTTCCGCACTGAACAATTTGCGCATGGGTCGGTGCACTGCAATGATTGTATTTGCATCCTTGCTGTTTTCTTACTCATTTTTATCCACCTTCCATTTTCCAGCGAACCATATCATGAGATACTTGATTGTGTATATCAAAAATACTGACGATACTCAATGATATTTCATGTTTATATGAAATACTAATCCTATAACCGTTTTCCCCTTCTTCATATAGTCATATGACAATGTATATAATGTTTTTTCATTAATTTCTTTTACACCAACATCAATAACACGATTTCGCAAATTTGCGAATATGTTATATGATTTTCCCTCGCATCCGCAACACTCTTTTATAGTATCAAGTGACAACTCTATATCTGTTCCTGCTTTCGGTAATACTCTGGACATAATTTTTGATTGTAATAACTCATACAAGCGAATAGCATATACTGACTTCATTACTAAAATTTCATCTAATGCGTATTGCGTATAATGATTTTGCAAATTTAATAATAATGGTTTTAATTCGTCATTCAGCTTCAGGGCAACCCCAACATCTGAATGATATTCACAACGTGTTACCCACGGCATTTTTATCCAGCGTACTTTTTTACCACTGCTACTACAGGTTTCTTCTCGCACATAAACCGGATTATTCAGTATATCATCCGTGATATTATCAATATCCCTGTAAATGTTGCTCTTTGGTATATTTAGCAGTTTCGATAATTCCGCAATCGTAATTATGTACGGTTTCAGCTCTTCATCTTCTTTTACAATTTGCATGATTGCGGCTCTGATCAGCTTCGCACTGTTCAATTTAAGTGCCTGTTTGCCACCAACTAAAGAATTGGCCTGGCATACATAGTTTCTTGTATCCAAACAAAAGTCAAAAGAAATTTGCCCTTCAATCTGTTTACCACCTCTAGCCATTATAAATATTACTCCTTTTTATCCATGTAATATTTATCAGGGTATCATAAATAATACAGTTTGTAAACCATGTAATATTTAAAATTCAAAACTATCAAAACGTAATATTACAACTATCAAAATGTAATATTATCGCTATCAAAACGTAATATTTAGAATCCTGTGGATAACTCCCAAACACCGCATATTTGCAAGGGTTTCTACGCTTTTTTCGCTCCCTGAATTTCCTCCTAAGTATTAAAGTATTAAAGTATATTAAATATATATATATATCTGTCAAAACTATCAAAACGTAATATTTAGAATCCCAATAAAACGAGACATAATACGCATAAACATATGTTCAATATCAAAACGTATTTTTTATATCTCCGTCAATCCGTCCTGATTGATAGATTAAATATAACAAAATGGCTTTATTTCAATAGTTATATTTAGTCGGTACAAATTGACCGTTCAGTGATAAAACAAGGCTTTGCGGTATGTGGACAACCTCATACAAGCCGATTTAAGCTGCTTTTAATGGTAATGGTACATTTTACCGTATGAAATAAAAAAACGTCTGCATGGGGCAAATATGAACGCCATACGCCTATTAAAAATGGAGGGTGTCACATTTTGCTACACCCTCCACACATGATATGCATTATGGTTAATATGTCTCTCCGCTTACCACATTCTCCTCACTTTCTTTTTTGTCAATGGATTTTAGCAAATCTAATGTTTCATGGGTGGTTTGCAAAATCTTATCCAGTTTTCTTGCTATGCCATTTGTGTTGGTATGGGGTTCATTCTGCCTTTGCTTCATACCTCGCCGTCCTTCTGCTTTTCTTTTTGGAAATACATTCCTTTCAAATATCCGTATATCCTCGGCATTTCTTGTATGTCGATATGCTTCAACATTTCAGTAATTCCATACCAATAATCAGCTACATTCCCGCTGTCCACCGGAGTATATTCATGCCTTGCAATCCTCCTTTGCTATATCTGATATGAAAACATAGATGCAACGCAATATATCTTTGCTTTCAATGTCGCACAACGCTTTATTGATAACGCCTATGTAGTTCGGCTGTTTGCTCTCTGCATCGTCCTCTCTGGCTATGTCCTCGACAATAATTTTGATATAGTTCAGAACGTCTAAACTCTTAATAGCGTAAACCATACCTAAAATACTGCAGCGGCAATCATTAGCTTTCTTTTCGTCTGCTGTCAGTTCGTGCGTTCCTGCTCCTGCTGCTCAATTCGTGGCTTCATGCGCTTTTCCCACATCTCGCACACTTCAACAAATTTTCCGCTAGGACAATCGGCTTTTCCGTACAGCTTTAAGGCAATTAATGTATAGAAATAGTCAATGCTTGCCTCCGTTTCTAATGCTGATACAAGGTCAATAAGTTTCTGCTTGCTTTCACTCATGCAACATCCTCCCCACTCATAGCCTTGTCGATATTTTCAGTGGCTTTCTTAATCTTTTCCAATTGTTGCAAAACTCCGAGAATGATATACTTTTCTCTATCGTCCTCTGAATTGTCCATGAGTTCCTCTAATGTGGCGTGGGAAATCTCGCTTGCGGTACTAATATCAATAAAGGACTGTAATAATACATCAAACTTACTCATTATCAGCACCGTCCTTTCCTGCATCATATCCCATACAAAACGCCGCTTGAATAGCCGTTGACCTGCCAAAATCTGCATACTTAGCCACGTTGATAAGATTGTCAAAATCCTCTTTCTTCTTTGCTCTCTTAAAAATACGCATAATAAAAGTACCTCCTACAGTAAAATTTTTAATTGCAAGAGATACCCCCATATGCTAGAATATTTCATACGAGGGTTATCCCTTGTGGTTGATAGAGCGTTTGCAACTTTTAGCGGAGTGTTAACGCTCTATTTTTTTATTTCCGAATATAGCTTTTCAATCCCTCTACGAATACTATCTACTCTTGTTTCTTTGTAATATTCAGCGATTGTATCAAGTTTTTCAAGCTGTTCTTTATTAAACCTAACACCTAATTGCTTCCTTTTGGGATTATCGCTTTTCGGTCTGCCTGTTCGTGGACTCAAATTTCATCACCTCACTTATTGATTACCACAAATTCATTATAATTATTGATTATCAAAAAGTCAATAGCAATCTCAAAATATTAAAAAAATCTCAAAATCAGCAAAGAAATACAGATAAAAGCTTGCAAATAATATATACTATTTAAAAATATTATTTATAGTTTAAATTATAAATAATATTTTTTAGTATTTTATATTGATTAATATATTTTAAAGTATTACAATTATTTAAAACAATAAAAAATTGAAAGAGGTGGTATATATGGCAATCACTATTAGTATTGCCTTGCAAAAGGGCGGTGTAGGGAAAACAAGCACCAGTTTGGCACTTGCTAGTGAGTTAGGATTGCGAAAGAAAAAAGTATTACTATGTGATTTAGATGCACAGGCGAACAGTACATACAGTTCAGGATATACTACAGATAAACTTGAGTATTCGCTATATAATGTGTTGACCGAAGACACAGAATATCATTGCGGTATAGAACAAGCGATTTTGCCATGTAAATACTATGACCTTTTACCAGCTGATAATGCAGTAAATGATCTAACACTAGAATTAAAAGACTTTCATGTACTGAAGAATGTATTGCAGAAAATTCAAAACAAATATGATTTTATTATATTGGACTGTCCACCGGCTATATCAATGGTTACTGCAAACGCATTTGTGGCAAGTACAAAGATTATAATAACTAGCGAATGCAAAACATATAGCTTTCTTGGAATGTTAGAATTGAAGAAAAACATTGATGAGATTAAGGAAAGTTTGAATCCTGATTTAAACGTTCTTGGAATCTTGTTAGTAAAATATGACAGGCGAACCACATTAACTAAACAGATGCAAGAAATGATTGCAGATTTTTCAAAACAACTGAATACCACAATATATAAAGCTACAATCAGAAATGGTATTGCAGTTGAAGAGGCTGCATTAAATCAAGTTCCATTATGTGACTATGTTAAAAGCAGGAACAATAAACCATACATAGATTATCGTGGTTTTGTAACGGAAACTTTAAAGAGATTGGAGAGTAATAATAATGGCAACTAAAAACGAAAGTGGTATGGCAAGTTTACAGAGACAAATGAATAAAACTGTACCAAAGAGTACGGGTACAGAAAAAGAACCCCCGGTAGCAGTCGAACCTAAACCACATGAACCAGAACCAAAGCAGGAGAAGCCACAAGCAAAGCAAAAGCGGAAAGTAGGTAGACCAAAGACAAAAGATATTAAAAACACTTGTAAAAATATCAATGTCGCTGTACCGATTACGTTACTAGATAAGTGGGAAAATATAAAAATCGTTCATGGTAGCAATCTCACGGAATACATTACTAAGCTGATAGAAAAAGATATGAATGCTAATTATGAGCACTATAACGATATTGCAAATAGTTTAAAAAATATATAATTGTTTTAAATATAATTAATTCTATAAAAAAGGGGAGTAGTAACAAAACTTCCCTTTTTATTTACATTGACACATGAGGATACTTAGAATAAAATTAAAGTACAAAAACAAATACAAAAAAACGTACATTTAAAAAAAGGAGGCATGAACCATGTTAGCAGTAAAATCTGTAAATGTACGGGATAACTTCAAAGAATGGTGTGATAAAATCAGCATGGGCGAAACCGTTGTTATCTCAAGACCACATAACGAAAATATTTATATGATAAATGAAGCCGAATATAACGCCCTGCAAAAAGCAAAGCGGAACACTGAATATCTTGCTATGCTGGATAAATCAGATGAAGAACTGAAAGCCGGAAAAGTACTAGTTAAGACTATGGAAGAACTGGAAGCTATGGAGAAATGAAACCATGAATATTTTATTTACAGATACTGGATGGGAGCAATACACAGAATGGCAAGGGCAAGACAAAAAGACTATAAAACGAATAAACCAGCTACTTAAAAGCATAAATCGAGATAGAGCAATGCAGGGCATAGAAAAGCCGGAACTGCTAAAGCATAATCAAGCAGGGCTATACAGCAGACGAATAGACGAAGCAAACCGCCTTGTATATGAAATGTCTGATAATCAAATTATTGTGAAATTCTGCAAAGGGCATTATGAGGATTAGAAAATGGGAAGTTGTCACAAACGGCAGCTTCTTTTTGTTTTATATGCCTTTCTGGCTTCATATTAGCCCCATATCGGCTTGAAAATTAATTTAAGGTATATTTTATGCTTGTACAATTAAAAACGTCTTAGAATTGATTATACGCGTTCAGAACGTTATCACATCCGTTAATACGAAATCGGGAACAGGACAGGGCACAAATAATAACTTTAGAAAATTATAAATATTTCGTCTTGTTAGTTTTGGGGATTTTACTTAAAAATAACCTTTTGATAGTTTTGAAATACAGAATAAATAATATATATACTTTTATACTTAAATACTTATAGGCAAAATCTGGCATATTTAAAACTTGTATATCCCAATAAAATCAAGGCTTTCGAGAGTTATCCACATAAAGCGAAAAATAACCTTTTGATAGTCAAAAATAACCTTTTGATAGTCCAAAAATAACTTTTTGATAGTTTTGAAAAAATTAAAAGTGTTGAAAAATAACTTTTTGATAGTTTTGAAAATAATATAAATACCCTGTTGACAAATTGGGTATTTTTGAATAAACTTATAAAATAACCAAAATTTAAAGAGGGTATTTTAATGGGTAGAGGACACAAACAGATTGAAGGGCAAATTTCTTTTGACTTTTGTTTGGATACAAGAAACTATGTATGCCAAGCAAATACATTGATAGGAGGCAAACAAGCATTAAAGTTAAATAGTGCAAAACTTATAAGAGCTGCTATTATGCAGGTTGTTAAAGGAGATGAGGAACTAAAGCCTTATATTATTTCAATAAAAGATTTAGCAGAACTTTTGGGAGTTCCCGCAAGCAATATCTATAGGGATATTGAAAGTATTACAGACGACATAATAGGTAATCCTGTTTACATCAGAGAGGAAAGAGCCGGGAAAACAATTAGATTCATAAAAATACCTTGGGTTACGAGGTGTGAATACAGCTCAGATATAGGAATTGCCATTGAATTAAATGATAAATTGAAGCCTTTTTTATTAAATCTAAAAGAACATTATACGCAATATACTTTACAAGAAGTCCTTGTTATGAAGTCTGCTTATGCTATCAGGATTTTCGAAATGATTCAGAGCAAAATCATGAGCAAGGTACTTCCAAAAGACGGCATAGATGTCAAAATTCCGGTACAGGAGATACGAGAATGTTGTGGTTGTGAAGACAAATATCCTGCTTTTGGTAATTTTAAAAATAAAGTGATTGATAAAGCAGTAAATGAAATAAATCGAGTAACAATGTATTCAGTTAATTTTTCATATATTAAAGAGAAGAGAAATGTAATTGGAATAATATTTCATGTAAATATGTGTTATCATTAGTTCCCAAGAAGGTACATAATTATGAAAGCTGAAAATATTTTGTATTCAAGAGAAAATGCAGAAATGCTGGTTGGAAGAAAGTTAAGAGATGATGAAAATCGTTATAATATTCTTGAAACTGTAAAGGATAAAGTAGATATTGAAAACTGTGATGGAGTTTTTATAATTGGAGAATATGGAGTTTATACAAATGGAAATAGAGATTATTTATCAAAAGATGCCGTTAAAGTATTGTCTGATGAAATATTAGAAATTTTAGAAAATTATGAAGAGTTGGAGCGAAAAATATTAGCAAAAAATAAAACGGCATTTTATGATAAATGCGAACAAATGAAAAGAAAGTAATATTACTAATCGTTGGATCGGGCGTTTCATATTGTCTATAATGAACCCATAAATTCAGGCAAAATAAATAGATTAAAGGAAGAGGCTGTCAGATTGGCGGCTTCTTTTTTATTGCATGAAAAAGCCGATACAAGAAAATGCTCCTGCATCAGTTCCGGGAAATTAAAAGTTGATATTCTCTTTCAAAATTGACTTTTTCATCATCATATTTATTTTGTATAAATAAATCTCTTGACAATGCGCATAATACGCATTATAATATAAACAAATAAAACGAAAGGAGCGATGCCATGAATGAGTAAGGAGGTATTGCATGAAGTTTAGAGAAGTTGAAAAGATATTATTGAAAGATGGATGGTTTCAAGTAAAGCAAAAGGGTTCACACCATCAATACAAGCACCCGACTAAGCCTGGAAAAGTCACAATACCAGAACATGGAGGGGATTTGAATCTTGATACAGTAAAGTCAATTATGAAGCAAGCGGGGCTTTAAAGCCCCATTTGCTCAATCTTTATAGACGGAGGTGTAAATATTGAAATTAGTTTATCCGGCTGTATTTAAGCCTTTTTCAGACAAAAGCGGCGGTTACGTGGTAGAGTTTCCAGACCTGCCCGGATGCGTAACGGAGGGCAAAGACTTAGAACAGGCGATTGAAATGGGAATTGATGCGGCCAGCGGTTGGATACTGGGAGAACTTGAGGACGGAGAGAAAATACCAAGTGCTTCTGACTATTCAGAAATAGCTATTGAAAATGGGTGTATGGTAAATATGCTATTACTGGACATTGATTCTTATGAAGAAAAATATGGCGAAAAAGCTGTAAGAAAAAACCTTACCATTCCTGCATGGTTAAATACTTTTGCTGAAAAAAATAATATCAACTTCTCTAAAATTCTACAAGATGCCTTACTTTCAATGGCACAGGCAAAATAAATAGATTAAAGAAAGAGGCTGTCAAATTGGCGATATGAAAGAAATAATCTCCCTTTTACAGAAAAGGCAGCGGCAATGATGGGGAGATTATGAGCCATTTTGAAATAAAAAAGTAAATTATAAAATAGCTTGACACACACAATATATCGTTGTATACTTAAAAAGTAAACACAATATTTAGTGTTTAACGGTATACAGAAGCGGCTGTGTATGACACGCAAGCGGGCGTCTATATGGATAACAAAGACGCTCATTGCGACAATTTCATATTTAATACTTCATGCAAGAGGGGCATGGAGAATGCGCGAAATGGTGCGTAGATTTTGTCAATGAAAACTTTGTAAATTCATTGGTAAACTACGCACTTTTTTTTGTTGCTTTTTTGAGAAAGGAGGAATATTAGTGCCGACACCAAATAGACATGAAAACGCCGAATTTATAACGGTTAAAATGGCAATGAGAGAGCTGAATATGTGCAGGGCAAGCACTGTAAAACTTGCGGCAGAGGCAGGAGCATTGTTAAGGTATGGCAATTCACAGAGGATAAATTGGAATAGATTAAGCAGTTATTTCAAAGAAAACTACATTGAGAAAGTCTTGTAAAGACATGAGCGAGTTGAGGAACGCTAAAAAATTCCCAAACAATAACACCAGCACCCGGAGAGCCGGAGCAGAAAGGCGGACAATATGAAATATGAAAAGACAAGGAAAGAATTTTACGAAAGCGAAATACATAATATGGCGGAACAGTGTGCGGAACTGCTTGACAAGGGATATTCTATTGAAATCGGGAAAAGCCGCAGCGGATTGAAATTATTTACAGTATCACGCAAGCATGAAGTTATAAGAAGAAAGGGGAATCGGCATGAATAAATCCTTTTTTCTTCATTATATGAATACAGAGCCAACGGATGCGCCGGAACGGTACATTTTTATTGTAGATAATGAGGAAATCTCACAAGCAATTATTTTATCCGGGTTCAAGTCGGTTTATTTGGCAAAAGAGGATAGCGAGCATCAATATTCTATTGATACATTCCTGTCATATCTTGATGAAATAGCCTACAAAGGGAAATGCAGGACTGATTATACATATATTCCGGCGTGTTCCACGAAAAAAGCGAATGACATGCTAGAGGAATATTTTAAGGCTGAATATTTGAAAGTGCATCTAGGTTGGAGGCTTTTCAAAAACAAAGAGTATCTTTCAAATTTTGATAAGACCGAGGAACTGAAAAAGACACTGGAAGATTTTATAAAAAGGTTTGAGGGGGATGCTGACGGTTTATCACTGGACTTGATGCAGTTTCATCATACAAATGACAGCGGAAAAGTTATCGGGGTTTTTGATTACGCCATATTTGAGCATATCAAGGCACACTACAATATTTTTGTTTGCGGCAATCCCTATATATATGAAAATGGGGTTTACATTCCAGACTATCAAGGCACAAAGCTAAAAAAGATTATACGAGGGTATTTATATCCTCAATTCAGAAAAAGCAGGACAATAAACCAAGTCTACAATTTACTTGTGGAGGCTGATGAACTGCAAAGGGATTTTTCCGAGTTGAATTGTTTTCCAAAAAGCTATATCAATTTTCAAGATACTATGCTTGATGCGGAAACTATGCAGGAAATACCACACAGCCCGGACTTCTTTTCTATAAATCAGATCCTCCACAAGTGGCAGGACGTGAAAAGAGCAGCAGAGGGCAAAGAGATAGAAAAGTTTTTTGATTTTATCTTTTCAAGTGCTGATGATAGGCAAATGCTACTTGAATATTCTGGATTGTGCTTGACAACGGACACAAGACAGCAGCGTTTTCTAACTTTGTGCGGATTGGGCGGCACAGGAAAAAGTGTTTTGATTAGACTATTGGAGGCGGCTGCAGGAGCGAAAAACACTTCAAATGTGGCAATGCAAGACCTGTCTAAGCGGTTTTCCACTTCTCTTTTAGTCGCAAAGACATTAAATAGTTGCGCTGATTTGAGCGTGGAGGCGTTGGAGGACAGCTCTACCATGAAAAAATTGATAGGCGAAGATAAACTAATGGCAGAGAGCAAAGGACAAAACGCTTTTATGTTCCGCAATTATAGTAAATTGCTGTTTTCAACAAACGCACTTCCAGTAGTGACAGCGGAGAGGACAAACGGATTTTATCGAAGAATGTTAATTCTGAAAATGGATAGACAGCCGGAAAAGCCGGACATAGAGCTTGCAGACCGTCTTTTATTGGAATTGCCTTATTTCATTAAATTATCGGTACAAGCCTTGCATGAAATGTATCAACGAGGAATTATCACAATTTCCGAGAACAGCAAAGAGGCAGTATTACAGATGCGGCGAGATAGTGATGTTGTGGAGGCGTGGATTTCTGAAAAATGTACCGTAGGGGCAGGGCTTAAAGTCGATAGGGGCATAGCGTTTGAGGACTTCAAAAAGTTTTGTGAGGACGAGGAAAGACAGTCATTGACCCGAAACGGATTCTATAAGGCATTAAGGCAAAAGAATTTTACAGAAACAACGGATTCGAGAGGGAAAAGACATTTTGTAGGTATTTCCAATGAAAAAACTGCTGTAAAAACCGCTGTAAATGATGAATTTATTACTGTGACGGATGAACAGCTTGCAGAACTTCCATTCACATAATTAAAAGTACAGCAGAATTGAAACGAAAAACAGCACAAAAACAGCAATATTTTTTCAAAAAGTGCTGTGATGAAATGCAGTAAAATCAAGGGTTTTTGTAATAGTACAGCAGAAACAGCAGATTTTTAAAGTAAAACAAGTAAAAAATTGAAATACACAATGTATAAAAGATATGAACAAAAAAACTGCTGTTTCTGCTGTGTATGCAATTTATATAGAAAGTAGGTGTGATAATTGGCAGAAACAGGAAACAAAGACTACTACTGGAAAATGTACGCTGATGTATGGGCGTTTCATAAAAAATACATAAACGGTGTGAATGATTCAGACGAATTTTGGGAGGCGGTTGTTTCTGAAAGTAACGAGATAGCAAAGAAACACAATGAAAATAAATTCATTGTAGGGCTACTGTTAAACGAGATAGACGAAATGGAGCGGATTTATAAAGCAAGACGGAAAGATAGCGGATAGGCTAAGTACAACGCACAAGTTGACATTTAAAAAAAAGAGACAAAATTTTAAGAATTTGGAGGTAAAACGCATGAGCAACAAAAATTCAAATTTCCCAACTAACCAGAAAATAGACTGTACCCCGGCAGAAATGGGGTGCAAGGTATCATCGCTTGACGAACTTAGGAAATTACCGCCAGTGAGGAAACAGGAGCCGGACAGCGTTAGGGAACGGCTTGACTATTATTTCAAATATTGCGAGGAAAACGGCTTGAAACCATCAGTAGAAGGCATGACATTGGCGTTAGGCGTGAGCCGCCAAAGTCTATGGGTATGGGAGCAGGATGAGCGTTCAGAGGCCGGACAGCTTATCACAAGGGCGAAAAGCCTTATAAACACTATTCTTACTGAATTTGCAATGGACGGAAAACTAGCGTTTCCCTATGCAATTTGGCTACAAAAGAACCATTTTCAGTATGCTGATAAGGTGGAGATAACTGCCGCCCCTCAAAATAACGGTATGCAGGGTAGAACGCCGGAAGAGATAGCGGAGCAGTACGGCAGGGCGTACATAGAGGGGGAGGCAATGGAATTTCCAG